CTCCGAGCCTTGTTATTGATGATGAAATTTCATTTGTTGAGTGGGCGGAGGAACAAAACCTTGACCACCTCTTAAAGTACAGTATGCCCGAAGTGAAAAAGAATGATGTCAAGGCTCTCTGCAAAAAGGGCGAAGAAATCCCCTTCGTACATATGGAATCAAAGCAGTCATTAAGTATTAAGTGAGGTGTTATTTATGGGATTACCTGTATTGGTTTTAGGATATTCAGGCAGCGGAAAATCTGCCTCTTTAAGAAATTTCAAAGCAAATGAACTTGCTCTTGTAAATGTGAACGGAAAATCACTTCCGTTCAGAACCAAATTTACTTCTTCAATCAATTCCGATAACTACATTGATATTGAGGACTTTATCAAAAAGCAGAAATGCAAGTCGATTGCAGTTGATGACGCACAGTATCTCATGGCTAACGAGTATATGAGAAGAGCCAAGGAAACAGGCTTTCAGAAGTTTACCGATATCGGTAAAAATTTTTGGGAGCTTGTGAAAGAGGTTGAAACTCTCCCGAATGACACGATTGTTTATTTTCTCAGCCATATTGAAACCGACGAAAACGGCAGACAGAAAGCTAAAACAATCGGCAAGTTGCTTGACGAAAAAATCTCGGTCGAGGGAATGTTTACCACGGTTTTAAAAACTGTTGTCGTTGACGGCAAGTATCTTTTTGCAACACAAACGGACGGTAACGATACCTGTAAAAGTCCGATAGGCTTGTTTGATTCAATGTACATATCAAATGACCTTAAAATTGTTGATGAAGCATTGAGAACATACTATTCAATGCAACCCGAACAGTATTGTGATGAGTGCAAAGCACCGATACTTTCGGACGGTAAACGCACCGTTAAACAGATCATTGACGGCACAACCAAAAATTACGGCAGACAGCTCTGTATGCAGTGCGTCGCAAAGCTGATAAAGCAGAAGAAACAGGAAAAGCAGAGAGAGGGTGCAGACAATGCAACTTCGACCGTATCAGAATGACCTTGTTGAACAGGTAAGACAGGCTTGGCGAGAGGGTTACAAAGCCCCTTGCATAGTTCTCGGTTGCGGCGGCGGAAAATCCTGCATTGTTGCAGAAATTGCAAGACGAACAACTTGGAATGGGAAACGAGTGCTGTTCCTTGTTCACAGGAGAGAGCTTGTTGACCAAATATTCAGAACCTTTGTCCGCTGGGGTGTGCTTATGGATTTGTGCCAAATCGGTATGGTGCAGACCTTTACACGAAGATTGAAGAAACTGCCAAAACCCGCACTTATCATCACAGACGAAAATCATCACAGCCTTGCACAAAGCTACAAACGCATTTATGAACATTTTTCGGATGTTCCGAGGGTTGGCGTCACCGCAACACCTGTCCGCTTAAACGGTGACGGTTTGGGTGATGTAAACGATAAGCTGATTGTCGGAGTTAGTACAAAATGGCTCATTGAGCATAACTGCCTTGCCCCGTATGACTACTACGCTCCGAGTGTCGCCGACCTTACGGGTTTACACACCAAAATGGGCGAATATGTCGCCTCCGAGATAGAAAAAGCAATGACTAAAAATACAGTTTTCGGAGATGTAATCAAGTATTACAGACAGCTTGCAGACGGCAAAAAAGCGGTGTGCTATTGTTCAACTGTCAAACACAGTATGGCAACCGCACAGGCATTTTGCGAAGCGGGTATATCAGCAAGGCATATTGACGGAGCAACTCCGAAGACACAGAGAGAACAGATTATAGCCGATTTCAGGAACGGCAAAATTACAATCCTCTGCAATGTGGATTTGATTTCAGAGGGCTTTGATGTGCCTGACTGCGAATGTACAATTCTGCTTCGACCTACTCACAGCCTTACGCTTTACATTCAGCAGTCAATGCGATGTATGCGATACAGACCGAACAAAAGGGCGGTAATCATTGACCATGTGGGCAACTATGCAAGGCACGGAATGCCTGATGACGACCGAGAATGGACGCTTGAAAAACGCAAAAAGCTGAGTGTTAAAAAAATCGAAAAGGAGCAGGAGGAAAAGGTCAGACAATGTCCCGAATGTTTCTTTACATTTTCAGCACCGCCGGCAGGGCAGAAAGCCGTGTGTCCGCATTGCGGTTATGTATTCCCGACAGCCGAAAGAACCGTTGAAACCGATACCACCGCAAAGCTCATTAAGGTTGAGGGATTCAAGCTTGATTTCAGCACACCCGACGATTGCCACAGCTATGCAGATTTACTCGAGTATGCAAAGAATCACAACTATAAATCGGGCTGGGCATATTATCAGGCCCGAAAGAGAGGAATGATAGCTTGACAGAAGAACACGCAATTCAGAACAAAATCCGTATTGCAATTGCACCATACTGCGATATTTTCCGTATCAATGTGGGAGCAGGCTTTACAAAGGACGGAAGATATTTCAACACGGGAGTTCCGCCCGGATTTTCGGATTTATTCGGTGTCAGAAAATCAGACGGCAGGGCGGTTTTTATCGAGGTTAAAACTCCCAAAGGCAAGCCAACCGAAAAACAGCAGAAATTTATACAGATGATGAAACTCAACGGTGCTGTTGCAGGAGTATGCAGAAGTGCCGATGAGGCGATAGAGTTAATAACAAAGGAGTAAAATTATGGGATTTAAAGCAAATTGGAGCGAGGCGGCACAGCCTGATTCACTCAAGCCCGAGGGCGATTATGAGTGTCTTATAGCAAAGGCAGAGGAGCGTGACTACACTAATTCAAAAGGCGAGAAAAAAACCTGCCTGAACATTTCGTTCGTTATCCGAAACGATGTTGAGCAGAACTATAAAAACGGATATATATTTGATACATTGTGGAAGAAGAAAGAGCCTACAAACGCAGACTTGCAGGTCAAGGGATACAGCTATGGTCAGATTATGGCACTCGGCAAGGCGGCAGGACTTCCCGACGGCAAGGACTATGACAGCCTTGAACAGTTCCTCGCTGAGCTTGTGAAAAAGCCTGTTCGTGCAACCGTTAAGCACGAAGAATACAACGGTAAAATGCAAGAGCGAGTAAGCTGGCTCAATCTGACTAAGTATCCGACAGTAAAGCATACCTTCAAGCAGTCGCAGAGTTCAACGGCAACAGCCTATGCACAGCCACAGCAGAGTTATGCACCTGCACAGACAGCAAATCAGGGCTTTGAAGATATGCCGCTCGATGATGATTTACCGTTCTGATTTCAAAAAATTTTCTTCGGGAATTGCATAAAACAATGCAATTTTCACCGTGTTTTTCCTTATATATGGAGGTGAAAAAATGGGCTTTACAAATTTAAACCCAAATAAAAATAAATATTTTGCAGTTCCCGAGGAATTGAAAGGTTACAAAAACTGGGTGTGCTGGCAGTCATATCCCGATCCGAAATCGCACAGCGGAATTTCAAAGAAACCGATAAATCCAAGAACGGGTGGCTTTGCAATGCCGAATAACTCGGACACTTGGTCAGATTTTGAAACAGCAGTCAGAGAATCCGTCAAATATTCAGGCATAGGCTTTATGTTCTCAAATTCACCGTTTTTCGGTGTTGACCTTGACGATATGCCAAACGATATTGAGAACTACAAAAACGGCGGAGCTGACAACATAATCAGCGAGTTTGTGAACACTTTGCAGAGTTATACCGAGTTTTCGCAGAGTAAAACAGGTGTTCACATAATCTGTAAGGGAACTCTTCCCGAGGGCAGAAGAAAGGCTAAGAATGATTCGGGCGGCTTTGAAATGTACGATAACGGCAGGTTCTTTGTTGTAACGGGCGACTACTGCTCGGAATATGCCTACATAAACGATTGCACCGAAAGCATAAAGCCGTTACATTCAAAATATCTCGGCAAGGCAACAGAGCCACAGCCTAAGCTCCGTAACATTGAGGTTAATCTCAATACGGTTGACGATATTGTAAAAGCCGCCTGCAATGCCAAAAACGGCAATCTTTTCAGAGCCTTATACAGCGGTGATTTTTCGGCTTATGCGTCACAGAGCGAGGCTGATATGGCATTCTGCAATATGCTTGCGTTCTGGTGCGGTTGCGATACCGACAAGATGGATTCGATTTTCAGACAATCAGGTTTAATGCGTGATAAGTGGGACAGAAAGCAGTCCGGTACAACCTACGGCATTATAACCCTGCAAAAGGCTGTGTCGGGCTGTACGCAGACCTATAACCCAAAACAGCATAACGATTACTCAATTTCAATCAGTGAGGGCAAGGCTGTTCAAGCGGTTGACGAAGAAAAAATGCGTGCCTACACCTTTGACGATATGGGCAATGCTGACAGGTTTGTTGATTTATTCGGTGATAATGTAAGGTATTGTTATACAGAGAAAAAATGGTACTACTACAATTCTATGAAGTGGTGTGTTGACAATATCGGGGTAGTTTTGCGAATGGCAGACAAGAGCGTTGAGGCTATGAAAGCCGAGGCAAAGCTATACTTGCAGGCTGATGAGGAAAGCGGCGGAGATATGTCGAAAGCATTTGAAAAGCATATGAAAGCAAGCCGCTCCAATAAGTCAAAAAAAGCAATGCTCAACGAGGTTGAACACCATATCCCCGTACTTCCGGCACAAATGGATAAATACCGTATGGCATTAAACACCCCAAGCGGAATAATCAACCTTAAAAACGGCGAAGTGAGGGCGCATAATCCCGAATATTATTTCACAAAGATTACTTCGGTTGACTGTTCTCAAACGGCAGAGTGTCCCCGTTGGCTTGCATTTCTTGACGATATTTTTGCAGGCGATAAGGAGCTTATCCGCTACATTCAAAAGGCGGTCGGCTACAGCCTGACAGGCTCAACAGCCGAGCAATGTGCATTCTTCCTTTACGGCACGGGACGAAATGGCAAGAGTACATTCATTGATGTTATCCGTGATGTATTCGGCGATTATGCCGCAAACATTCAGCCTGAAACAATTATGGTAAGAAACTCTCAGAGCAGTGCCATAAACAGCGACATTGCACGGTTAAAGGGTGCAAGGCTTGTCACCTCGGTTGAGCCGAACGAGGGCGTGCGAATTAATGAGGGACTTCTCAAACAGCTTACGGGTGACGATACCGTAACGGCAAGAAAGCTGTACAGCGAGGAATTTGAGTTCAAGCCCGAGTTCAAGCTGTGGATGGCAACAAACCATAAACCGATTATCAGAGGCACTGACACGGGCATATGGCGAAGAATACATATGATACCGTTCAATGTTCAGATTCCCGAGGATAAGGTTGATAAGAACCTTACGCATAAGCTCAAAGCCGAAATGACCGCAATTTTCAAATGGTGTATCGACGGCTGTATTCTGTGGCAGAGAGAGGGCTTGAAAATGCCGTCTGCCGTTCTTCAGAGCGTGAGAGAGTACAAGCGTGAAATGGATGTCATTTCCGCCTTTATCGAAGACAGATGTGTGTTAGAGGGTTCGGTTCAGGCAAGCACGCTCTATGCTGCCTATACAAGCTGGGCAGGGGATAACAACGAATATTGTATGTCAAATACCAAATTCAGCACCGAACTTGCCAAACGATTTGAAAAGGTAAAGGGAAGAAATTTCAATTATTTCAACGGAATTTCAATTTATAAAGATTGTTAGTGTGGTAGCTTGAGGAGGGTTTACGGGTTTTTCTAACCTTTCGTATAAGAAAAATAAACTAATATTATATATATAGAAAGGGTTCTTTAAAATAGCCCCAAACCCACCACAAGCCTCCGCAGGAGGTAATATGAAAAAATATGATTTTAACAATCCACAGGTGTTTGAACAGCTTGAGGATAAAGCAATTGACGGTCAGCTTGATTACTCATCCTTTCCGCCGCCCGAATATAAATACTTTTCAAGGCTTGCAAAGGTAGGCTACAACAACCGTCATAAAGGCTGGGATATAAACATCTGCCTTGAATGGCAGGACAAGCTCAGAACGGAGTATAAGCGTGACAGAAACGACGCAGACGAATACCGTATGCTTTCGCAAAGAATTATGGATAATGTAAAGAAAAGCGCCGACTTCGTCCGTAAGATGTATCAGTCCCAAACCAACGAGCAAACCATAATCAACGCCCTGCAAGCCTTAGAATGCCTAACCAACGAAAACGGCTTAACCAAAAGAATAACCGAAAAATTAAAGGAGAGTGATAGAAATGAAACTCAGACAGGAAATCAATAACACCCGTGATATGATTGACGGTGAACTCAATCGCATTATGGTCACAGATGATATAGAAGAGATAAGAGGGTTGACATATTATTTATTCTGCAACATAAATGACCTTATCCGCAAGAACCAACAAAGAATTGCCAAATCGTTGAGAGGTGAAGAAAATGATTGATTGTTCAAAAACAGAGAATTATTTCGCTGAAAAGCGAAGAATGACGAAAATGACAAAGAATGGATTATGCAAAACTAAGTGTAGTGACTGTCCTTTGTGTAGTGATAACAACGGTACATCTGAAGATATGAGCTGTACAACTTTTGAAATGTATTACCCTGAAAAGGCGGTTAAGGTTGTACAGAGGTGGAGCAACGAGCATCCGCAAAAGACATTTGTTACGGAGTTCTTGAAGAATTATCCCCGTGCAGTAGTCAATGGTGATGGAATCCCTAATTCAGTTTGTCCGTATGACTTAGGGCTGATGAATAAGCATGATTGTAGAAAAACCTGCATTGAATGCTGGAATCAGCCTATTCCTATTGAGGAAAGTGAGGTAGAAGAATGAAAATTGAAGAATTAAAACAGCATATAGAAGAATGTGTAGAACTCTTATCCAAAAAGCAAAAACAAGTATATGACAGCAAAAAGCGAAGAGGAAAAGACTTTTATATATTTGAAGGAATGATAACTGCATACGCAAGGGTAGGTCATTTTCTTGAAAATTTGGAGGAGTGATATAGATTGACGGTTAAAGATTATTTATATTCGGTCAGGGTTTCGGATAAGCTGATCAGAACGAAAGAACACGAGCTGTCGAAACTTAGGCTGAATATTGCACAGGTATCGGTTAAGCAGAACGAGCCTGTTAAGACATCAGGAGTGAATGACCCTATGCGGATTGTTGACAGGATTGCAGACCTGCAGACTGAAATCAATCGGGAAATTGACAATCTTGTGCGGTTGAAAACTGAAATCCGCAGTAAAATCAACGCACTTGACGATTACCGTTACATTGCAATTTTGACCGAGTATTACATAAATTGTCAGAGGTGGGAGGATATTGCCGAGAGTATGGAAATGAGCGTAAGGCATACTCTGAGATTGCACGGCGAAGCGTTACAGGCGTTCCGAAAAAAGTTCGATTTCTCGTAAAATTATTTTGGAATGTCATTGAATGTCACCCTCACCCTGCGTATAATGGTATTATGAAAGTTTGACAAACAGGACATATGTAGAACTCTCCTAAGATAAAAATTGCACAGACCGCTCATAGTTCCAGCTGTGGGCGGTTTTGTGTTGTGAGGGAAAAGAAAGGGCGGTGATACCGTGAAAGACAAATTAAATGCAAGGCAGAGGAAGTTTGCGGAATATTATGCGCAGAGCGGTAACACCGTTCAGAGTGCGATACAGGCAGGATATTCAGAAAATTACGCAAACGCAAGAGCATATGAATTGTTGGAGAATGTTGGAGTTTCAAAATACATCAAGGAGCTTTCTGATAAGCTCAAAGATGAGCGCATTATGAGTGCAAAGGACAGACAGGTTGCTTTGTCCGATATTGCCCGAAGTGCTGAGCAGGACACCTCCGACAGAATCAGGGCGATTGACACGCTCAACAAGATGACGGGCGAATACACCGTTAAGGTTGACGCAAAGGTTGAGCAGTCCGAAAAGCTATCCGATGTGTTCAGACAGTTAGGCGGTGAGGGCTTGAGTGAGTAGCTTTCCTTTGTCGCAAAAATACATTGACTTCATCAACACAACGAATGTGTCAGCTGAATTTCTTGAAGGCACGACAGCCTCGGGAAAAACTACCGTCGGAGCAGGCGTTAAGTTTATGCGAATGGTGTCGCAGTCGCCGAAGAAGCTTCACACAATTGCCGCCAAAACTACGGGCAAGGCTGAGGAAACTATTATTCAGCAGGATAACGGTATTCTCGACCTGCACCGTAACGCAGTTTACTGTGGCAATGGCGACAAGGACTACAGGCTGCCGCATATCAAGTTTGAGGGCAAAATCATCTATATTCTCGGTTACAGCAGTCGGGATAAGTGGGAAATGGTTCTCGGTGCGCAGTTTGGGTGCGTTTATATTGACGAAATCAACACCGCCGATATCGAGTTTATCCGAGAGATGTCAACCCGTAATGACTATATGCTTGCAACGCTGAATCCCGACGATCCGAGCCTGCCTGTGTATAAGGAGTTTGTCAACCGCTCCCGTCCTTTTAAAAAATATGAAAATGATGTTCCTCCCGAGATTACGGCGGAGCTTACCGAAGAACCTGTACCGAATTGGCGGTATTGGTTCTTTTCTTTTGCCGACAATTTAAGTCTTACACCCGAACAGATTGAAAAGAAAAAGAACTCTGCACCGAAAGGTACAAAGCTCTATAAAAATAAAATCTTAGGTTTGCGAGGCAGAGCAACAGGTCTTGTGTTCCCGAATTTTGAGAGGGCAAGACATATCAAATCAAAAGAGTGGGCAGGAAAGTTTTTGAACTGTAACCGCAAGTCGGAACACTTTGTTCAGTTCACCGCAGGTCTTGATACCGCCTATTCGCAGAAGTCGCCTGACACTATCGCAATGACATTTTACGGCATTACCAATCACGGCAAGTGTGTTCAGCTTGATGAAAGAGTTTATAACAACGCTGAAATGCAAACACCTATTGCCCCGAGTGACACGGTGAAGAATTTTATTGATTTTCTTGACCGCAACCGTGATGAATGGGGCTTTGCACGCACGGCTTTTATTGACAGCGCCGACCAAGCGACTATTACCGAATTTCAAAAGTATAAGCGACAGCACGGCTGTGTCTATGACTTTGCAAATGCATGGAAGAAAACGAAGATTATCGACCGAATCAATCTTGTACTCGGCTGGCTTGCCACCGATTGTTATTTTGTGCTTGAACATTGTAAAAACACGATTGCCGAGTTTGAAATTTACAGCTGGCGAGAGGATAAAGACAACACACCCGAGGACGGTCACGACCATTGCATTAACAGCGGTCAATATGCGTGGCTGCCGTTTAAAAATATTATTGGAAGTGAAATAAATGGGGCTGATTAACAGAATGGCTGAATCTATCAGATCGGGAATTAAAAACTTTTTGCAGATTACTCCTGCAAGCGACAAAACAATTACCGTTACCGAAACAAGCAATCATCTGACCGAGTGCTTTATCAATGGGGCAACAGCAGACAGCTTGCGGAGCTGTACAGGCAGATTGATACAAACAAAACTATGTTTTGGGCGGCAAAAAGCACAAAGGGGCTTGAAATCCGTAAAATACACACGGGCTTGCCGGCACTCATCTGCGAAACGCTTGTGAATATCGTAATTGCCGACTACAACGGCACAGATGTTACAAGTAAAAATTCAACCGCTTATGCAGAGCGTTGGGAAGACATTGAAAAGCAGAACAAGCTATCCGACACGGTTAAGCAAATGCTCCGTGACCTATGTGTTGTCGGTGACGGTGCTTTTAAGGTCAGCTTCGACACGGCTGTATCAGATGTGCCGATTGTTGAATGGTATCCTGCCGAAAACATCGACTTTACATATGTGCGTGGCAGAATCCGAGAGGTTAAGTTTTACACCGATTACACGCAAAAACACCGCCGTTACCGCTTTGAAGAAACATACGGTTACGGCTATATTCACTATGCTTTGTATGATGACAACGGCAAAGAGATTGACCTGCACACGGTTGACGCTCTTTCGTGGATTGATTCAAAGGGCGTTACATTTGACGAATCATATATGTGGGCTGTACCTGTCCTTTACGGCAAATCGTGCCACAAGGGCAGAGGTGCGGGCATTATCGGCATAAAAACAGACGCTTTCGACAGCCTTGATGAAGTGTGGTCACAGTGGATGGACGCACTCAGAGCCTGCCGAACAAAGCAGTATGTGCCTGATTGCCTTGTTCCGAGAAATCCCGAAACCTGTCAGCCGATGTCGCCGAATCCGTTTGACAACCGATTTATCACCGTGGGCAACGATATGTCTGAAAACGGCAATGGCAACAGGATTTACACCGAAAGTCCGCAGATTCAGCACGAAAGCTATTTGAGTTCATACATTACTGCCCTCGACCTCTGCTTACAGGGCATTATATCGCCGTCAACTCTCGGCATTGATACGAAGAAGCTTGATAATGCAGACGCTCAGCGTGAAAAGGAAAAGACAACCCTTTACACAAGGCAGAACCTTGTGAAAATTACGCAGAACGCACTTCAAAGCCTTGTTGCAGTTGTACTCAATGCAGACGGTGAACTTAACGGCAAGGGTATTGTTGAGGGCTTGGAAGTATCCGTAAACTTCGGCGAATATGCAAATCCGAGCTTTGAAAGTCAGGTTGAAACCGTGTCAAAAGCAAGACAGGGCGGTTTGATGTCAGTTGAAACCTCGGTTGACGAACTTTACGGCGACAGCAAGTCGGAGGATTGGAAAGCCGAAGAGGTGCAGAGAATTAAAGAGGAACAGGGTATTGCAGGCGAAGAAGAAAAATCGGAGCTTGACGATGTGGACCTTACCGACACAGAAGAACCTAACAATAACGCAGATGATGAAGAAAATGCGGAAAATAATGCAGAAAAAACCGAAAGCAATCCCGAACAGAACGATACACAGGTAAACAATGAGTGATTACAATATCAGAGAAGCCTTTGAAAAAATCGAAGATGAACTGATTGACAGCATGATGCGCAATTTCAGCCGTCACAGAGCCGAAGAAACCAAAGAGGGTTACAACTGGACACAATGGCAGGCTGAACAGCTCAAAAGTCTTGAAGAGTACCGCAAGCACAACGCAAAGAAATTCGGCAAGCGTTTCAAAACCATTAACAGTAAGGTTGAAGAGATGATTCGCACCGCCAAAGCTGACGGAAATGCAAGTCAGGAGGCAGAAATTCTTGAAGCTGTTAAGGACGGTTTCAAAGCCCCGAAAAAGCCGTCAGCACACAGCACAGCCGAGTTTTTTAAGGTGAATGACCGTAAACTTGACGCACTCATAAAATCGACCACAGACGATTTAAAGAGGGCAGAAACGGCAGTTTTGCGTATGAGCAACGACAAGTACCGCAAGGCGATTTTTAACGCACAGGTTGCAATGAACACGGGTGCGGTTACATACGAAAAAGCTGTTGACATCGCCTGCAAGGATATGCTAAACGCAGGACTGAATTGTGTGGAGTACAAAAACGGTGCAAGGCACACGCTCTCCGATTATGCGGACATGGCGGTTAAAACAGCCAACAAAAGAGCCTATCTGCGTGGTGAGGGCGAAAAGCGAGCCGAATGGGGAGTATCCCTAGTTGTTGTGAACTCAAGACAGGGCGGTTGCCCCGATTGTGCAAAATATATCGGCAAGGTGTTTATTGACGATGTTTATTCAAACGGCAAAAAGTCAGACGGAAACTATCCGCTTCTCTCAACCGCAATCAAGAACGGTTTGTTTCATCCGAGATGTAAGGACAGCACAAGTACATATTATCCCGAACTTGATGATTTGGACGCACCGCTGTCTGACTATGAAATCAAAGAGCTTGACCGTCAGCGAGGAATTGAGGAAAAACAGCAGTATGCACAGCGACAGGCAGAACGCTTTGACCGCCGTGCCGAATACAGTCTTGATAAGGACAATAAACGCATTGTCCAAACCCGAGCCGATGAGTGGCACGATAGGGCGAATACGCTTGAAGAAAAGGCAAAACGATTTTCTTTGAAGACTGATGAACAAAAATATTACAGACCTGTTTTTAAGGAAGATATATCAAAAACTTTTGAACGCAAAATTGAGGGCGAAACAATTACAATTGATACCCGCAAGGCAAATACATTGTGTGACAATGTTTATATTTCAGATAAGGTAAAGCTAAAACGAAAAGAACTTCATGATTTTGATATGCAAGTGAGAAAAGCGTTTGATATGCTCGGAGAGGTTGAAACAAGCGGAAAACCTGATATTTGTATTATCTCTCCCGAAGAAATGCGAGTAAATGCTATTGCTTCATATATGCCAATGCAGAATGTTCTAAATGTCAATTCAGCATACTTTTCAACAAGTGATTTGTCAGATTTACAAGAAAACTTGGCTTGTCCGCAAGACGGATTGAGTACAATTCTTCACGAACTGATTCATTGGCAAGACGCTAAAAATTACAGAGCAAAATTCGGAGGTATTAACGATTATTTTGAATATTGCGATTACCTTAATAAAATTTATGCTCCAAAGGTTGAAAAATTGATAAATAACGGTTATAATATAGAGGATATAAGTGAGTATGCTTTTGAATGCTTAAAAGATAAAGCTATGGATGAAGTGTATAACGAGTACAGAGTCAGCAAACTTTTAGGGTGATGATGGTATGAGATTGATACAAACTGAAGAACAAAAATCTCTATGGAATGCGTTTAAGCCGTACCTTGTAACAAATGGTTTAAATGTCACTTTGCGTGAAGATGCTCCACAAGAAGCTAAAGATGCTGAAGCGCTTTACAGTAAGCTTAGAGAGAAACAAAAAATGCAATATCTAAAAGATAGTGGCATAATCTAACCGTTCCGTAAAAAGGGCGGTTTTGTTATATGCAATTCACAAAAACAGCATAAAATTACGAATTGAGCATTTTATAATCGACAGCAATGTTGATTATAGGGTGCTTTTTGCATTTAAACCCGTTGATTTCGACCGGTTTTGAAAGGTGGTGACAGAATGAAAATCAGAGTAACAACAGCATTTAACGACAGGCAGAACGGTTATGTAACCCGACCTGTGAATGAAGTTTTTGAATGCTCCGAGCAGAGAGCAAAGGAACTCATTGACGGTGGTTTTGCAGAAGAGGTCAAGCCTGACGCTCCCAAAAAGCCGAGAGCAAAGAAAACAGAATCAGCAGATTAAGCACTTTACGAATATGTAAGGTGCTTTTTTATGGTCCGAAGACATTAAACTACGGGAGACACCGTGCAAAACTGAAACAGAGAGACACTCTATAAACTGATTACGGGAGACACCCGAAAAACTGAAAGGATATGAAAAAATGGCAGAACCAAATCCAACACCAACCCCAAATGAACCGACACCTGCACCGCAGGGAACTCCACAGGGAAACGCTCCTGCCTTTGATTACGACAAGCTCGCAAGCCTTATTACAGGCAAACAGAGCGTGACAGAGGACACCGTTTTGAAGTCATATTTTAAGGAGCAGGGATTGTCAGCCGATGAGATGAAAGAGGCTATCGGTGCTTTTAAAAAGCAGAAAGCCAAGAACACCCCCGACTTTGCAAAAATGCAGTCGGAAGTTGAATCTGCAAACAACGCAAAGCTCATGGCAGAAGTCAATCAGTCGGCAACCCTCGAAGCCGTAAAACAGGGCGTTGACATTGCAACCGTTCCGTATGTGCTTAAAATTGCAGACTTTTCAAAGGCTGTGACAGACGGCAAGGTCAATGCCGAAAAGCTCACCGAGGCGGTTAAAAAGGTGCTTGACGATATCCCCGCACTCAAGGGCAAACCTGCCGAGAACGGCACAGGAGTTAAGAAAATCGGCGGTGACGGCAACGGTACAGCGGACGGCACAAAACCAAAGGTTAATGTTCCTACCAAAAAATGGAACAGATTTAATATTTAACTAAAGAAAGGATTGAAAAATTATGGCAAACACAAATAACTATGCTGAGCAGTTCAGCCCTGACCTGCTCGAAATTCTTGTTCAGGGTACACTTACATCACCGTTCATCACTTCAAATGTAAAGTGGGTTGGTGCAAGAACATTCCACTTCACACAGATGAGTACATCAGGCTTTAAGAACCACAATCGCAACGGCGGTTGGAACAAAGGCAAGTATGTTCAGACTGATGTTCCTTTCACTTGCGAACATGACAGAGATATTGAGTTTCTTGTGGATAAGGCAGATGTTGACGAAACTAACGCAACCGCAAAGGTTGAGAATATTTCAAAGGTGTTTGAGCAGACACAGGTTGCTCCCGAAACGGACGCACTTTTCTTCTCAAAGGTTGCAACAAAGGCTCAGGCAACAGACGGTTATCATTCGGCTACCAAGTCAACCGACTGGACAAAAGCAAACGCTTACTCAAAGCTCAAAACAATTCTTTCTGCCGGCAAGCTCCGCAGATACAAGGCAAAAGGCACTCTTGTTGCCTATGTGACATCTCACATTATGGACTGCCTTGAACAGTCAACAGAGTTCACTCGTAAGATTGAGCTTACACAGATTGCAGAGGGCGGTATCGGCATTGAAACAAGAGTGACCGAGATTGACGGTTGCCCTATCATCGAGGTTATTGACGATGAGCGTTTCTACGATAACTTCAACTTTAACCCCGATGACGGCGGTTTTGAGCCTGCAACAGGTGCTCACAAAATCAATGTTCTTGTTGCTTGCGGTGAAACCTGCAAGACTGTTCCGAAGATTTCAAGCATTTACTTCTTTGCTCCCGGCTCACACACAGAGGGTGACGGCTGGCTCTATCAGAACCGTTCACTTTCCGACACATTCGTATTCCCGAACGGCAAGGACGGCAAAATTGACAGCATTTATGCCGATGTTGACACAACGGCGGTTGCGTAATGTATGCCGATTACATTGAACATCAGGGCGGAGATGAAAACAGCATTATCTCTGCCGAACACATTGATGTTCTGACTTTTAACCGCATTGATTTTGAAAAACTTTCGGAAATGCAGAAGAGAATCATCAGCAGAGTGCATAGCAGACTTACTGCTTTTGAAGAAGAAAATGCCGATATGATTTCTTCCTATCTGAAAAGCTATTCAATCAACGGCACATCAATGGAATTTGGTGCAAGCTGGAACTTAATGTGTATCAGCGGAGTGGCAATTCCTGCCGACCTCTATGCGTTGCTAAAATCAACAGGACTTTGTTATCCTGCAATCTGAAAGGTGCGTGAAAACCGTGAAATTTCCGTCACTTGTAAAAAAGCAGTTCTGCAAAACTCCTGTCGAGGTCACAATTTACGGTGAGGGAATAACCGAGGACGGCTCTCCTGTTATCGCATTTGAGTGCAAAAACCTGTATCCCTCCGACAGCTTGTACCCGTCAGCAACCCTGCACGGTGGCTCTGCCTTGTGTAATATGCAGTCAAAGGCAAAGACGGTCTATACCAAAGAGCAGAAAATTGTTCAGGTGTCGGCTGTCTTGCTTTTTGACGGCGACATTGCTCCCGACAGCCCCACTTTAAGCGGTGGCTTTGTAATCCTTGACGGCGTAAAACGAAACATCGTACAGGGTACAAAACACCGCAACCCCGACGGCAAAGTTAATTTTACGGAATTGGATGTGATTTAATGGGATTTTCGGTATCATCAAAAATCAAACTCAATATGCCTGTTGTAAAACAGCTTGATAGGGCAAAGCAACAGGCTCTTGAACAGACAGGTGACGCACTTCTTAAACAGGTGAAAAACACGCAGGTAATGCCGTTTGATACGGGTAATCTTCAGAACGAAAATACCTTTGAAGATTGTGTGCAGAGTTGGAACGGCACGGTTAAAATCGTGTCAAGCACTCCGTATGCAAGGCGGTTGTATTTTCATCCCGAATATAATTTCAGCCGTAAGGAAAACATTGCCGCCGGCGGTAAATGGTTCTCACCGTGGCTTGAGGGCGGTACACGGCAGAATTTTTGCAGTCGGGCATTTGTGAGATTATACAGAAAGGAAGCAGGACTTTGATTTACTTATCGGACATCAGAGATTGGCTCAAAAGCGTTACCTCAGCCGAGCATTACTACATCGGCAAGCTCGACAACAAGCAGGATAAGTCAATAGGTGTGTATTCATTAAAGCAGTCGGGAACACCCACAAGGGCAATCGGCGGTGAAAGTACCTACGATACAATAAGCGTGTCTTTGCTTATCCATTACACCGACAACGCAAGAGAAACCGAGGAGTTTGCACGCAGACTTTACGAAACGCTTTACGGCATTAAAAATGTTGAAATTAAGGAACACAAAATCTATATAATCGAACTGCTCACGGAAGAACCCATTGATGTGGGAACAGATGACAAGGGTGTGTATGAGCAGGTCATTGAAGTTAAATTTTATTACGAAAGGAAGTAATTTTATGGCAAAGGTTGAATCGGGAGTATTCCCGTGCTATGAAAATCAGTTTGCGGTTGGCAAGACAGGAACAGAATCCGCCACGACAAATATTGCTAACTGCGAAGAATTTTCCGTTGCATTTGACAACGGTGTCGAGGAATGGACAGCCTTTGAAAACGAGGGCTGGAAGTCAAGGCTTATGACTGCTAAGTCAATCACAATTTCGGTAAAGGGTAAGCGTACAATCGGTGACGCAGGTAACGACCAGATTGCCGCATTGTCATTTGAAAACGGCAGAAAGGTAGAAGTTCCGTTTATGTGGACTTTCCCCGACGGCTCAACCGTCCTCTTTAAAAATGCAGTTGTATCCGTTACATCAAACGGTGCAGGCGCAAGCACGGGTGTTGCTCCGCTTGAATTTGAAGTTATGTCAAACGGCAAGCCCGTATATACAGCAGCCGCTTAAAAAACGAAAGGAATGAACGATTATGTCAAAGTTAATTGATATTACAGACAAGCTTAATTTTGAGGAAAAGCCGAGCGTCAGAGTTAAAAATGTTGACCTTGCAATCAACAATGACGCAGTTTCAATGCTCAAAGTTGCGGCACTTTTTGAGGACGGCAACGGTAAAAGCAAAGATGTTATCGAAATGTATCATCTTCTTTTTGATGAATCCGAGAGAGAAAAGATTGAAAAGTTAAAGCTGAATATGCACGATTTCAACGCCCTTATCAGCGAATCCGCCAAAATTGCAACAGGCGATTTGACTGACGAGGGGGAAGCTCAGACCCCGGCTACGACCTGATTGATGACTTTGATTTAATCGTGTCGAGCTTTCGCTCGGAGTACGGGGTCAGTATTTATTCAAAGGATTTTGCAAAAATGAGTTGGAATGAGTTCTGCTCACTTCTGCAAGGCTTAGGGCCCGAAACACCGCTTGCAAGAACGGTTCAAATTCGCCTTGAAACCGACAAAGAGGTCTTGAAAAACTTTACTTCGTCACAGCACAAAATCCGTAACAAGTGGCGGTCAAGGAATGCAAAGCACTATTCAGACGAAGATATGAACACCGTTCTTGCAGAATTTCAAAACTTCTTCGCCAATCTGTAAATTTGTACATAATTTTCGCTGTATCTACAAAATTCTTGACAATGTTAATACATAGTGATAAAATGTAACATACACTAACAAATTTATTAAGGAGAGTGTATGTTTATGAAATGTCCACATTGCGGAAACGAATTAAAGGACGATGCAAAATTTTGCGACAAGTGCGGTGCAGGCTTTGGCGGAAACGATTCAACCTCGGCAACCGTAAATCCTGCAAATGCGAAGAAGAAAATTTACAAGCGTTGGTATTTTTGGGTTATTATCGTTGTTGCTATTATGATTGTTGGCGGTGTAAACGGTGCAATTAACGGTAACAGCGGTTCAAACAAATCAAAGCAGGAAACTACTGTTGCAAATCAGAGTTCAGAAAAAGCAACTGAAAAAGCAACAGAAGCACCGACCACAAAAGAAGTTGCAACAGAAAAGCCTACTAAAGACCCGAAGAAGGTTGAAAAAGAATTTAAAGACGGTTGCAAAACAATCGACTTTAAAACTCTTTCAAGAAACCCTGACAAGTACAAAGGTAATGACTACAAGTTTGAAGGTCAGATTATTCAGGTTCAGGAAGGCTGGGGCGATTCGGTTGACCTGAGAATCAATATAACCAAAGAAGAAAATGAGTATCTTGATGAACCATTGTGGACTGATACAATCTACGCAACAGTAGAAATTCCTGACGGCGCGGACAAACTCCTTGAAGATGATGTAATCACATTCTGGGGAACTTGTGACGGCGACTATACATATGAAACCGTAATGGGCAACAATGTGTCACTTCCGAAAATCGACATCAAATACTACGAACTCAACAAATAAAACAAAAAGCCACTCCAAATGGGGTGGCTGTTCTTTTGCAAATATTTTATTAGCGTACATCATAACGGTGTGCGCTGTTTTTATGCCTGTTTTTAAAAAATCTAAAATGAAAGGAAGTGGTGAATATGGCGACAAAGGCGGGTGAAATTGAGCTTGATGTCAGGCTTACGGGTGATGATATTTCCAAAACATTGCATAAGATTTCCGATTCAATTACAAAAAAGTTTGATTCGGCATTTTCAAGTCTTTCAAAAGATTTTGAAAATGTAAGCACGGATATGAAACAGTCCTTTTCAAAGGTTGCGGAGGGCGTTTCTCAGAAAACCGAGAAAGAGTTTTCAAACATCAAAGGCAGCGGTGAGCAGTTAAGCAATTCGGTTTCATCCTCGTTTAAGAAAATCGGTACAGTTGTGGTTGCCGCCCTTTCCGTTGCCAAAATCAAGGAGTTCGGTCAGCAGTGCATTGAATCGGCTGCGGAAGTCAATGCGGCAAATTCACAGTTTGAGCAGACTTTCGGCACAATGCAGTCGCAGGCAGAATCAGCCATTCAGAGCGTTGCCGATCAAAGCGGTATTCTTGAAACCCGATTACAAGGTGTCGGCACAAGCATTTATGCCTTTGCAAAAACTACGGGTATGGACAGTTCAAGTGCTTTGGGTATGATGCAGGAGGCTTTACAGGTAACAGCCGACAGTGCCGCATATTACGACCGTTCGCTTGAAGACACCGCAGAAAGCCTGAAATCGTTTCTTAAAGGCAACTTTGAAAATGATGCCGCACTCGGTTTGTCCTGTACTGAAACCACACGAAATGCGGCGGCTAATAAGCTGTATGGCAAGTCATTTACGGATTTGTCGGAATCGCAGAAACAGCTCACGCTTTTGCAAATGGTCAAGGACGCTAATCAGCTTTCGGGTGCTATGGGACAGGCAAGCCGTGAAGCAGACGGTTGGGAGAATGTAACGGGCAACCTCAGAGAAAGCTGGAAACAGCTCCTTGCCGTAGTCGGTCAGCCTATTCTTCAGGTGGCAACTCAGGTTGTAAAGCGGTTGAGTTCCGCACTTGCGACTTTAACGGAATATGCCAAAGGTGCGGTTGAATCGCTTTCAAAGGTCTTCGGCTGGGATACAGGCAATAACACCGCAAGCAATATCAAATCTGCGTCCGATTCTGCCAAAAGCCTTACGGATACGGCAGATGACAGTTCAAAGTCACTTGATAATGTTCAGAAAAGTTCCGAAAAAGCAAAGAGAAGTGTTGCGGGCTTTGATAAGCTGAATGTGCTTTCAAGCTCTGACAGCTCATCTTCAAAGTCAGACACCTCCTCATCAAAAAGCTCTTCAGGCGGTTCATCGGGCGGAGCTGTTGCAAAGAATGTTGTCAAGGACACAAGCAAAAATCTTTCGGGTGCATTCAAAAATCTATACGAAAAAAGCGGGTTTAAAGGTTTTGTCGATAATGTACAGAAAGGTATTAACAAGGTTGATTGGTTAGCTATAGGCAAGAACTGCAAGACCGTTTTTGATAATGCTGTTCCCATAGTTCAAAAGGCATTCGGCACAATGCAAAAGGTCGGTTCTGCAAAACTCGGGGCAATCGGCTCTGCATTCGGAGCGGTTGCGACAATCGGCGGAAAGTCGTTTCAGACCATTTCAGGCGGTGTTGCTAAGTGGATTTCAAAAGACAGGGAAAAGATTATCGGCTTTATCGACACCATAGGTAACAATCTTACAAACGGCTATAACAACCTTTCAACCTTTTTTGATAATTTCGGAACACTTGCAGGCAATGCAATTGACAATGTTCGCCCTCAAATGGAAGAATCAATTTCCAATCTTTTAAGCGGTCTTACAACCTTTGCTGGCTCAGTCGGCGAAGTTGTTTCGGGTGCGTTTTCAACTGCAACCGAAAGCCTTGTTGAATGGACTGAAAATGACGGTGCAACAATCACTGAATTTCTCGAAAATTTACAATTGCAGTTTGCAGATGTGTTTAACTTTATCGGTCAGATTTTCGGAGATATCGGAACAATTATCAGTAATTGGTGGAACGGCAACGGACAGCAGATTTTTCAGAATATCTGCAATATGTTTACCAACATCGGCACAACCCTGATGAATGTTTACAATCAATGGATTAAGCCTGCGTGGGATTTTATCGTAGCAATCGTAAAATCAGCTTGGGAAAACTGGCTGAAGCCTGTTTTTGAGGGCGCAATAAACTTCTTCGGTAAGGTTGCAGACTGTGTTTCAACCGTGTGGAATAACTTTCTGTCGCCGTTTGTAAACTGGCTTGTCAGCTTTTGGGGACCTATATTTCAGAATGTTTTCAATGCCGTAAAAAGAGTATTTGATAATGTGTTTACATTTATCGGTGAATTGGTTACTTCCATTCAAAAAACATTCGGCGGTCTTATTGACTTTATCACAGGTGTTTTTTCGGGAGATTGGAAAAAAGCTTGGCAAGGTATTTACGACTTTTTCAAAGGTATTTGGGATGGTATTTGTGCCGTGTTTAGATTTATTGTAAATGCTATCATTGACGGTATTAACGGCTTGTGGACGGGTATTTATAACTTTGTTTCCGGTGTTATCAATGCAATCGGCGGAATTGCAGGGGCAATTGGTTCTGTCATCGGGCAGGATTGGAGCTTTTCAATGCCTGAAAATCCGCCTCTCATTCCGAGATTTGAAGAACCCACAGAATCACCTGCACGAAAATTTGCAAAAGGCGGTATTGTTAAAGCTCCGACACTTGCTGTTGTCGGCGATAACGCAGGCGCTAACAGCGGTAACCCTGAGGTTATTTCTCCGCTCAACAAGTTGCAGGGTATGCTCGACAATTCGGGCGGTCAGGATACAGTGATTCTCACACAAATTCTTGACCTGCTTAAACGCATTTATGAAATGTTCATTATCTTTCGCAATAACGGCGGCAACACTTATTCGTTTACTGCCGAGCTTGAGGGTTCAACGCTTTTTGAAGAAATGATAAGACAGGATGAGCTTTACAGACGCAGACACAACGGTAAATCCGCATTCGCATAAAGGGGGAAATGATATGTCAAATTATAACGGCTATTTGCTTAAATTCGGCAACAACATAATGCCGAATAAGTACATTACCGCATTTTCATCAACTCCGAATCAGCGACTTGAAACTTCTGCGGAACGAGATCAGAACGGTACACTTCAAAGAGCAACGCTGTCAAATTACAAAACAAAAATTTCGTTTTCAACTCACATTCTTCATCTTGACGAAAAGATTGATTTTCAGTCGATTATCAACCTCTCAATGGCGAATAAGTTACAGAGAAAGTGCAGGGTAACTTATTGGAACGATGAAACGAACAGCTATTACACCTCTTATTTTTATATTCCTGATATCGAATATACCGTAATGACCGCCGAAAAAAGTGATATAACCTATCAGCCGATTACGGTTGAGCTGATTGAGTATTAAGGGGTGATTCTTAAAAATGCTTGTATCTAAAGAAATTGCTGATAAGCTGAAAACAAACACACTTTACGACACCGTTGCCCTGCATTCTCCTGACGGCAGTTTTGAGGATATAACCGGTGAAAGTATCGTGCTTAACAGTTTTTCGCTTGAAAATGAAATCGTTGAAAAAGAATTGAAATTCGGCGGTTGCATAGCCTCTGAAATGAGCGTGAAACTCATTGATTATGATTGCTCGGCTTTGATAGGAAAGACGGTACAGGTCATCATAACGGCAACATATCTTGAATCGGAGCTGTATCCGTCAGATGATTTGTACCCGTCAAATACTCTTATTTGTCCTGCCGAAACAGGAACGGTTGAATGTCCTGCTTTCTACGGTAAAATTCAGTCGGCTCAAAGAGATAAAAAACAGCGTAACATCGTCAAAATCACAGCCTATGACGCTTTTTATGATATGTCAAAGGTGGATATGTCTTTGTGGTTTGGAGGCAAAGAGAACTATGGTTATGCGCACTATCAAAAAGACGATAATTTTAAGAGCTTTTATTCAATAATCGCAGAATTTGCCAAAGATTATGCAATTACAGGGGTTTCACCGCCGAGCTTATCTATCTTTAGTGTACCGCTGAAATTTGATGATACCTGCGTGGAAAAGGTTATAAAGGACATTACCTTGTCAGATTTAATCCAAGCTTACGCAGAATTAACTTTGAGCTTTGCCGTTATAGATGCCGACGGAAAAATGCGTTTTAAAAGGCTGTATTCTCAATCTTCCGTTGAAACAATCGATTCGTACAAAGATTTATCCTTTGAAGATTACGAACTTGAGCCTATCCGTATGTACAGTGCTAAGTTTGCTGATAAAAAAGCGTTTTTGTATGGCAACAGTAACGATTTTTCGTGGTATGTTTCCGATAACATTTTGATGAGGTGCAGAACAACAGCAAGTGATATCGGCACAAAATATAATTCTGTTAATTTTTTTGGTGATGTATATAAATACCGCCCGACAAAAATTAAGCTGTTTTCGTATTGGTGGCTTGAGGCAGGCGATAAGTACACAATTAAAACTCCGTTTGAAGATTTGCCGACAATTGAAACATTTGTGTTCAATAAGAAAATGAACGGATTTATAACTACCCTCACATCAAAGGGCGAAAAACGATTAGGAAAGGAAATAAAAGAAAATGAACAAATACAATAAAATTGTCTTTGTGAACGGATCTGCTCCTGCTCTTAATGCCGACAACCTCAACCATATGGACGAGGGGATTGAACAGGCAACAGACGGGGCAATTGCACTTGAAACCGAAATAGCCACGGCAAGAGGTGGTTCTAATTCACTTGGGGCAAGGCTTGATACAGTCGACACAAATCTTGCAAAAAAAGCTGATAAAGCCAATACTCTCGCAGGGTACGGCATTTCAGACGCATATACACGAGAAGGAACAGATAAAAAACTTGCCCGAAAACTTGATTCAATGCCGTTTGACAGCGAGCCAAAAAATAACAGCCCGTGTTACCTCACAAGCGGAGCAGTTTACAACGCTCTGCTTGTGAAAGCAGATAAAACCGCCTTGTCGACTAAATACGACTCGTCAAATATCGAACTTGGTACAGCTACTCTTACTCCGTACTCTACTCAGATTGATAAAATAAAATCTGCAACTTGCCTTTATGAAAAAATAGGCGATATCGTTATTGTCAATGTCACCGTCATTATGAACGCAACATCTTTAGGCGGAACATCTTCAATATCTTTGCTCAATATGCCTTTCTCAAACAAATCGGATGTGATTGTTCATGATATCGGCATAAGCAAAAACGGCGGAATGTTCAGAGGAAGTGCAAGTAAATCAGCTTGGCTGCAGTTTACTCCGCTCAATAAACAGGCTTATAATTTCGTCGCTGATGAGCAGGTAAACTTTTCTTTGATTTACAAAATATAAAAATAACGGAGGTATGAAAAAATGGAACTTAAAGAAAAAATCACACTCGATATGCTCACGAAGGACAGCGTGTCGGTACTCAGACAACAGTTTTTGACCTTTAACGGTGAAGAAATGCAGGTAGGCGGAAACATCCGCAATGCATATATGAATGACGAATTCGGCAGAGAACAGCTCAAAACGGTGCTGTCGGATGAATACTATAACGCCGTTATGGCTGTATGGGGTGATAATCCAACCGTTGATGAGCCGACAGAAAGCGAGGTGTAAGCGATGAAGATTGATATTGTACAGCTTGCCGAAATCATATCTGCGTTAGCCTTAATTGGCGGTGTTGTATTTGGTGTTTTTAAATTTATCGAAAACAACAAAAAGCAGAACGCTGAAATCAAAAAAATCAAAGGCGAGCAGACCTTGACTATGTACGCTCTGCGTGCTTGTCTTGACGGCTTAAAACAGCAGGGTTGCAACGGTCGAGTGACCGAGGCAATCAATAAGATTGATAAGTACCTCAACCAGTCGGCACATTCGGCGGAAGATTTAAATTGAAAGGATGATAATAATGAAAATGACAAACAAAATCTATGATGTACTTAAATACATTGCTCTTATCGTACTGCCTGCAATCGGTACACTTTACTTTGCCGTAGCAGGCATTTGGGGCTTGCCATACGGCGAACAGATTGTAGGCACTATCACAGCCGTTGATACCTTCTTAGGCGCTCTGCTCGGCTTGTCAGCTTATAAATATAACAAAACAGACGAAAGCGAGGAATAATTATGGTTTTATCTAATACTGTTGACAAAATGTTAAGCGAAGATTACAAAGAAAGGTTTATCGCTGAATATCAGCAGTTATCAATCCGCCACGACGGCTTAAAGAAAATGCTTGATAACTGGGATAAAGGGAATCTGAATTTTATTCCGACTTGCCCACGCAGTACATATGACTTGCAAATTAAAGCAATGAGCGATTACAGAGCCGTACTTGAAGCAAGGGCAGTTATGGAAAATATCGACTTGAAAAAATTATACGCAGAAAGCGAGGAATAATTATGAGTAATTCAAAACTTGTTAATTACACAAAATTAAGCCCAAACCACAGCGGTAAACGCACACACAGTATTGACCGCATTACTCCACACTGTGTTGTAGGGCAGTGTTCAGTCGAAACCCTCGGTAATATCTTTATGAACACGAAAAATGAGGCAAGCTGTAATTACGGAATCGGCTATGACGGAAGAGTGTTGCTTTGTGTAGATGAGGGCAATCGCTCGTGGTGTTCATCAAGCAATGCCAATGACCAGAGGGCGGTAACAATCGAATGTGCAAGCGACACAACCGCACCGTACACGATGAATAGCAAAGTATACAACAAACTTGTTGACTTGTGTGTGGATATTTGCAAGCGTAACGGCAAGACTAAACTGCTTTGGTTCGGTAATGAGGACAAGACACTGAATTATTCGCCAAAATCAGGCGAAATGGTCTTGACTGTACATAGGTGGTTTGCAAATAAATCTTGCCCGGGTGACTGGCTCTATAACAGGCTCGGAAATCTTGCAGACGAAGTAAACGCACAGCTCAGCGGAAAAACAACAAACACGGAGGAAGAAGAAATGATTAAATACGGCGCACACAATACAGCAACACTTGCGTTCAAGAAGCAGTTAATTACTTTATACAATATGAGAATCATCAAGACGAAAGTCGATAATTCAAACGGTTTCGGTGACGGCACTTTGAAAGCTGTTAAAGAAGCACAGAGAGCAGGTAATATCACGGCTAACGGCGTTGTTAATGAAAAGACAGTCAATGTTATCTATCATCTTATCAATGATTGCAATTGGTCTAAAGACAAGAAAATTGCAAATGCAAAGAAAGCGTTAGGTTAATCTTACATATCCATAATAACGCCCCTAAAAAGTTATTATGGAGGTAAAA